TAGGTAGGCGCATTCACAGCAGTAAATGAACCACCGGCCAACGGGCCGTCCTGTATGATGTAATCACTGTCGGTTTCATCGATGATGGCATCTCCCTCATCAGAACCAGTAGCATCTGTTCCGTTAAGAGCAATCTTGTTAGAAGCAACGAGGTCTTCACCCCAGTTTGTTCCAGCGCCAAGATGATCCATCCAGTAAACAAATGAAGACTGAGTATTGATTACATTTTTGTAATAGTTTGTGGAACCTTGAGCGGTCTTTGCAGCATTGTTCTTAGAAACTCTTGAATAAGTTTCTAGGACAGCAGTAGTTCTCTGACTTGGCACACTGTTAGCAAAACCACTGATATCACCAGTTGTATCTGAAACAACAACGTGCATTTCGTCAGCTGTTCCACGACCATTTTCTGTTGACCAAGCAGTTGTGCCTGGAGGCCCATCAAACAGGTCATAGTACTTCCAGCGTCGGCGAATGAAAGAGTTATCTGCAAGATCACCATTAAGACCACTACCATTCGGATCATCAAGTTTCCGAATTGTAATCGTATTGTTGGCGGTATCTCTCTTTGTTACTTCATATTCGAAACCTACGTTATTTGCGGCAAATGTCCCAAAGCCACTATCTGTGAAGAACGATACAATGTCACCGACATTAATCGCATTATCAGCCAGGTCAACATCGTCAACCGTAACTGTTGTGCCTCCGCTGGAGACAGCACCATTAACTTGGTTTGCACCAGTAATGTTTTGTTCATAGGCTGTAGAAGTAGCACAAATTGAAACTTCAAGCGAATTGCCCCAAGAGCCAGCAGTTCGTGCGGCCCATGGCCCGACACTTCCCTGCCCGTCTTCAAAACTTCCCTCGTAGTGTTCTAGACTACGAATAAGAAGTCCTACCTCGGAACATGCGTTCAGAATACCTGATTCAACCCTTACAACACGGAGTGAGTTTGTATACTGCAAAAAGTTTGCAGATGTAAACCACCATTCGAAGTTTGAGTTATTGGGCTTACCGAAAATACGCAAAAGGTCTTCTTCAGAACCGATTGTCGTAATTTCGCCCACAGGCCCTTTGGCAAATGGCCCTGCTACTGCGCCAATAGATGTTGCAACGGCAGGAACAACATTCGTAAGATCAATTTCTTTTACCTGTACGCCAGGAGAAACTAAAAATCCCATTTCTTTACTCCTTTATTAAGAGTTTTGTTGTTCAAATATATTTATAATTTCAACCTTCTTAACTCACGTTTTTTAGATGCCTTATAACATATAAATAAAAACATGGGAAATGCACATTACGAAAAGTATAAAGACACTATAAAGAAGGTTGCCAGACGCAATTATCGCAAACGAATTGTGTTACTTAACGAATGGCTCAATGACAAATCTTGTATTCATTGCGGCGAAAGTGAAACTGTTTGTCTAAAGTTTTACCCTCACGATTCAGAAATTAGAAAAATAACGAAAAGAGTTGGTACAAATGAAGACAGTAGGCAAGAAATCTTCCATCTTATTGGCCAATCCCAAATTTTATGTTCGAATTGTTGGATCAAGTTGGATAATGATTTAATTGAGTTAATTTAGTTGTATATATAATTATGGTGATTTGAAACTACTTACATAAGGGAGATAATATGAAATATGTAATTGCAGCGATGGCAATGATCATCGCTATTTCTTCTGCACGAGCAGAAAATTTGGTTCTTGGTACGACAAAGGGCAGTGCAAACTATCAAACTGGTCTTGCCCTATCAAAAGCCCTAAAAGCAAGTGGTATCAAACTTTATCCACGTTCTTATAGTGGCACATCCATCTATGCGGTAAAGGTTGACAGGGGCATTATCCACTTCGGTATCTCTAACCCCACATCACTTAATTGGGCATATAATGGTATTCGTACTAGTAAATTTAAACACGAAAATCTAAGATTTGTGGCAAATTTACACTTCTTCAAGACCGGCCTTGCGGTTCGTAACGACTCTGATATCAAGAGTTATGATGATCTAAAAGGGAAGAAGATGCCTTCTGGATTTAGGGGTGCGCCTGGATTCCACTGGAATATCAAGCACAAACTTCTAAATGCTAACCCGCCCATGACATTTGATGATGTTCGCCCTGTTCCTGTAACATCTTTGCCAGGCAATTGGAAAGCATTTTCGAATGGGTATGTGGATGCATCCATCATTGCTATTGGTTCCGGCCATGCGAAGAAACTTCATGCAGGGATTGATGGTGGTATTCGAATGTTATCTCTGAACAACGGAGAAGCAGAACAACGTCTATTAGACGGTTGGCCTGGGTTTGAAGTTATTACTGTCCAGCCGCATCCTAAAACGCCTTCTATTCGGGCAGAAACAAGAATTTTAACATTTCCCTACATGTTGTGGGCCAATAAAGACGTTAATCCCTTCATTGTAGAAAGTATAGTTCTTGCACTCCATGAAAATGCAGAAGTATATCGTAAGTCATCGAAAATGGTATCTGGATTTGATGAATCTAAGATGAACGCATTTAGTGCTGATGTACCTCTTCATGAGGGGGCGGCTACTGCATATGAAAAACTTCATATGTCACGCAAGTAGTTATCTACTTCCTATTTTGTTGTTCCTAAGTGTGGCTGATGTGGACTTTCACATCGGCCACCCTTTTTTTGACGAGCAGTGGTACATCCTAATACTTCTTGTAAGTTTAGCGTATGTGTTTAAAAGTGTTGTTCTTTTTGCTGCAGCCCCTGTACTTTTTTTCTATTACCCGTATCTAACAGAATATCGTCCAGACAGTCTTATACTCTTGGCAATACCACTAATATTATCAATTGTTGTTGGTTGTTACAAAACAAGTGGTTTATCATTTGCCGTTATTCTTACTGCATTTCTGCTTTTCCCTCTGACACAAAATGTAGACTATCAAGAATTTCTCAGTCATATCGTAATAGACAACACCGCAATGTTAGGTATGTCTATGGCTGTAATATGTGGAGTTGTTTTTGTATTTGTGTTGATAGGCCAACTGTTGGTGTATTTTGGGATAATTGATAGATTAGTCAAACTTATTATGAATCGAGTCGATTCTCCTGCTAGAGTTGCTATTCTGTCCTCAGCGGTCTTTGGCAGTGTGTCAGGAAGCGCTGTTGCTAATGTGATGAGCACTGGTCAAGTTACCATACCACTTATGATAAAATGTGGATATTCAAAGGTTCGTGCAGCTGCATACGAGGCGGTTGCATCTACTGGTGGTCAACTCATGCCACCAATTATGGGTGCGGCCGCATTTCTCATGGCAGAGATTTTGCAGATATCGTATTGGGATGTTGTACTGGTGGCTATTTTACCAGCCATAGCGTTCTATGCTGTTCTTTTACTGAATGTGCCGAAGATCAAAGGAGGGGATACCGAAATCCAAAACTCGAATTCGGTATACCCCCTACTTCCAGCAGTAACAAAAGCAATGAGTGGTCTGATTATATTATCAGCTGCAATAGGTCTGATAATAGGTGTTATGGATCAGACTGCTCTTAATATCAGAATATCCTCTTTTATCATGGATATTTCTGGTGGCCACACCATAATTATTTTACTATTGGTTGCGGTTCTTTGCATCGTCTTAGGTATGGGTATGCCAACAAGTAGCACATATTTAATTGTGGCAATTATCGCAGCTCCCACTCTAATTGATGTAGGTATCACACCAATCTATGCTCACCTATTTGTTTTATACTTCGGGGTTATCTCCATGATAACCCCGCCGGTAGCGCTGTCCTCTTTCACAGCCGCAAAAATATCAGGAGCTAACCCAATGTTAGTTGCTTTGAACTCTATGTATATTGGATGGCCTCTTTATATTCTACCGTTCATCTTTGTGTGGTTTTAAAAACCGACAATATATTCTGACCAATCAAATTCATCAAAATTTTCATGCGTCACTATTTGACCATCTCCAGTAATAGCAAGAACCCTTAACGTGGACGGAGCTCCCCCCATCAACCTCAACCCACTTGCAACCTTTGGCTGTTCATATGCTAAGTCTCTATCGCCAGTCAGTTGATAGATAAAGTCTCTTATCATCATCTTACATTTTTTGTAGTATTTTTGACTAGGTGCGCCATACGCCTCGCCTGTCGTATACCAATCACCCCATCCATCATGTGTAAGATCATAATATACCATGTCGCCAGCAGCCACGTGATTGCATAACCATTTTTCTATGGGTGGTTGCATGACAAATGGCATATAGTTATCAGGATCAACCCAATCTCCACTGAAGTTTGTAGCGTATCGCCAAGTGTTATGAGAACTGTAATATCTTCGTTTAGTTTCCCAGCAATCAAACTGATCCGTTACTTTAACTCCTCGACCAGCAAAGTTTGACTTACACCCAAACATGGGATCACACTCACCTAGAGAGCATAACACATGTGCATCTGGTTGAGCCAATCCATAGACCACGGCTTGTGTGCTCGTTTCATCCCAAACATATTCCATTCTGCCTTTCACTATTTTTTCAAACAACTCAGGCGACTCCATGCGGCCGCCCATGATAACACGAAGTTGTTTTTGCACACCTATCTCATCAAACGCAAGCAAAGCTGCATTACTATCTAAACCACCCGACCAGAAAAAGTCGATGGTCTTTCCTTTGTTTGCTATCAACTGTGCAGTCTCAAACATACAATCTGAAAATTCTGTCTTTGGATATTCTTGAAAAGGAACCCAATCAACACAAGTCTTTGAGTAAAAAGTAAAATGATCCTCACCAGCACGGTCTATTAATGTGCCATGATTAAATGGTTTGTGACCACTTCTTATCGTATACTTTTCTTCTTCTCCAATGGCTTGCTGCCACTCTTGTAGAAAAAGTGGATGTTTTTCATCCACCCATTCTTTTACTTTTGTAGAAAAATCACCAGACCAAAAAATGAGATTATTTTTCATAACAATAAATTATCCTATAGTTATCATTGTAAAATTCTGGGAGAAGAAGTCGGCCACTTCTTTCTAAAAAATCATCATACACATAATCAGAAAAAAACTTATCATAGTATCCTTTTGGCTCAAACTTTCTTGGCTTTGTCTCATCTTCCCATTCTAATTTTCTTGGTTTGTATAATGTGCAAGAAACATTGTCTGTCTCTATTATAATGGTATCACCTTTGACTTTTTTTAACAGAGCAGCGTGATCTTCAAAATAGTATATAATCCCTGCCATAAGAACCACATCATACTCTAGAGGGCACTTTTCTAGATAATCCTCTACATTCATTTCGACCCACTGCCATTTTGTGGGATCAAAATATTTGCCTAAGTTTCGATTTGCTATTTCTGAAAAGTGAGAGTCCACACCAGTATAATGTTTTGCCCCATAATGCAAACACCATGCACCAGCAGAACCAATTGCAGCCCCTAGATCAAGAACTGTTTTGTCTCGTATAACATACGGTGGGAGAAGTGCAGCATATCTCTTGTTCAAGAAATCTGCACTTATCTGATACCCAAATTTTCTATCTTTTCTCGTATCGTCTTCTACGAATTCCGAATACGTATCGAATATATTACCAATTACTTCCGTAGTCTCTAACAACTGGGTTCCATCTTGTTCCATATTCATCAACCACCTCACCAATGTTCTCGTCTTCCAAACCATTTACAACAAATCCAAAAGGAGCCATATCCTGCTCCAGTGCGTCTTGTTGTTCTTTCATCATAGTCTGTCTCATGTCTACGTTTGTAAGTTCTTTAAAATATGTCTGATCTGTAGCCCATGCAAACGTAAATAGACACGCTACAAGGTCATCATTACAACCATCATCTGCTTCGAAGGACTGTCCCTTCACAATGAAGGTTGACAACTCACTGATTACATCGATATCCTCTATAATCAATTTATTATCCTCAATCATTTGTTTCAGATTAGAACAGCCTATCCTTTTGACAGCCTTGGTTGTTCTTACTCCCAATTGTGCTCTACCCCCTGAGAACCCCCCACCAAGGACTTGGCCCGCACGGCCACGCATGGAAGCCATACAAAGGTTGTCATACTCCAAGTCGAACTGTAGAGTATTAGCTACCTGTTCTCCTATGTCATTTACCTCTACCAGAACATATGCCTGATTATATGCTCGTGCTACATCGTAGATTTTACTAGGGAATAATAGAGGTTTAATCTCATTGTCTCTATACTTCGCAACAATTTTGTATGGTATTTCAGTAACATCAATAACCGTAAATGCTGAGTAATCATTTTTTGTTCCCCTAGAAACGTCTGCTGACAGAAAGTATGTGTGTCCTTCTTTAGGCTGTTCGTGTACATCTAGTCCAGCATTCGAATTGATTGGAGCTCGATACGCAAGTTGGCGTAGTTTACTGGAACTGATAAGTGTGTCGATTGAGCCCAAAAACTCACATTCGAATTCTGTGTTGAACTGAGCTTCTGAGGTGTTTTTAATTGTCTGTGCTTTCCACGCCTCATCACGGCCTGGAACTTCGCTCCAATGCACTTCAATAGGTACATATTCATTCCTTTGTTCTTCTGCATCTGTCCACAATTTGTAGAACATGTTCATACCATGCGGAGTTGAAACAATCATCACTTTAGTTGTTTTACCAGAACTGATTGTTGGATAAACTGAACTAAAGAACTGTTCTGCAACGTTTGCTGGGACGTAGGCAAACTCATCCAGAAAGATAATGTTATAAGAACCACCACGAACAGCGCTTGCAGAAGTAGAAGATGCCAGTATTTTACTACCATTTTCTAACTCCAAACTCCCTTTGTTCCAAGACATAACTCCTTGTTGCAACCACTTAGGTAAATGTTCATATGCCAACTGCAATCGGCCAAGAAGGTCACGGGCAGTTGCAGCTTTGTTAGCAAGGATCGCTACGTTCACGGTTGGGTTGAATAGAACATAATGAAGGAGGTATGCGATAATCGTGGTTGATTTACCTGACTGTCTAGGAAGTTTGCAAATAGTAAAACGATTATTATGAAATGTTCCTATCATCTCCTTCTGGAAATCATAAAGCTTGAATGGCACTAGACCCTCATCAAGTGATACAATCATGATGTATTTTTCCACAAAGTATTGTGGATCATCCATGCATCTCTTATACTCCCGAAGCTCTTCTTTTGTCCACTCTTGTTGAACATTAGCTTTCTTGAGATTTGGGTTTCCTAGATATACTGATTCAGTCATTTGTTATATTTAGTAGAACATCATCAGGAATAGTATCATCCCGTCTCCAACAGGTTTGGTCTTCTAAAACCAGTTTGAGATAATTTTCTTTGACACTAGTGGGCTTTACAGCGTTGATTAGAGATGTGTACTTGGTTTTGTTTACCCTATAATCCTCATCCTTTGTGAAGGTGTAGATAAAATCCTTCGCTGGTTGTTTGTAGGTTTTCCAAGTGCCTTGATGTTTTGTGTCATGATTTTCAACAGACCACTTTTGAAAGTCCTCTGTATCAAAGAAGCTGTACGTTGATTTGTATAATGGCGTATTCACAAAATTAAAATTCATCCTATTAGATACCCAATGCCATTTAACAGAAAAATTAATCCACCAATACAAATCAAATATGTTTTTTATATGTATCGGGGCTTTCATAACATGATCCTCTAGTGTCTCTAAAGCAATTTGTCTATGTTCGTCTCTGTTTAACCATGTGAGCATTTCTTCTCGCAAAAATATAGAATTAAAAACCCGATCCCATTTGAATACATTTTTCCAATCATCTTTTAGCTCTTCCACATGAGTCTCCAAAACATCACTACCAAATATTTGATCCCCACATTCACCCTGTACAATTATATGTTCGCCAAGAAAAAGACTTTTTGGGAGCAAATCCTCACCCTTTAACTTCAGACCGAACTGCGAAACTTCTTTCTCTAAAGCAGGATATTCATCAACTGACTCTTGAGTATACCTAACCATCAACATACCTGTGTTTGGTTGCGTTTCTCGTAACGACAAAAAAACACAAGTGCTGTCAATACCCCCACTCCATAAAACCTGTATGGGCTTACCAATTGACCAAAGTTGTTCAGCCCTCTTCATGCAAATATCACCAAAAGAGCCAGTAGACCAATTATTAGGTAATGGACTGAATTTAAATTTTAGAGGATTTAGATTGTCAAGCCTATCTACAGGAGAAGGGCACCTTACCATAAGCCCCAACAAAGATAGGGGAGAATTTTTCGGTATATTCAAATCCAACTGTCTATAATGTACTGCTCTCATCAATAACATACGTCCCATTATACATTGGATGGTTTTTTTCCGATCCGATAGAGCTATATATGTGCATCGGACTACACCAAAGAAAGTCGGCACCCGTCACAAAATGATGCGGAACCATCTTGTCCAAAACAAGGACATCGCCCTTTCTAATAACTGTCTTTTTATCTGTGACACTAACCCCACGGCCATCAAGGACATAAACGACTCTAGTAGTTGAGTGAATGTGTCTAGCTTGTTCAGAGGTATTCGGAGGCATGTAGAGCATCTGCATGGTGGGATCACCAAGTCTTATTGGAGGCAAAAGATTCTCGGTAGAACACCCATTGATATACGGTAGATTTGTGCCTATAATTTGAGCAGTTCTTTCTGGTGGGGTATAACCACTTATCACCGTACAACAAAACTTACTATAAATTTTTTGTTTGTTTCTTACAGACAATCCCCAAGGGCCCGTATTTCTTTGCTCATAATACCAAGCACTCTCACCATCTTTAAGAGTTATCTGATGTTCTCCAGCATATACTGTGTACTTGTAGAGCTCGGAAGCACCAGAAGAATATATCTCATTTTTTAAAAGACGCCAAGACATCATCCACCTAGATATGCTTCTGCACCTAATTTTACTCTGTTTTCTAGATGCTCTTTTTCTATCTCTTCTTTTGATTGCCCGTGATACGCTACAGCATTAGACGTTTCAATTAACATCTGGTTGATTGTAGACTCTCTATCAGTTTTTGGATCATAGATTAAAAACTCACCAAGTATGCGACCAAACTTTCCTTTACCGTCAAGCCTAGTTCTTAGTTTTTGTTTGGAGTCAACAGGAAGCCGATCTTCGACAAACTTTTTAGCTAGATTTCCAAAGACTTTTTCCTCAGCATCTCTCGTCCTTGATTCAGGCGTGTCTACACCATATAAACGAACTCGCTGTTTTTGCAACCAAACACCAAATCCTAAATCAATATCAACGTCTACCGTATCACCGTCAACCACCCTCACAATTTTACATCTATACTCATACATTATACTGCTCCAAAATTAATTATTGCAACAATGAAAACTGCTATCAGGAATATACCTAACGCTAAACCTACAGTATTATCTGGCATCATTTTTCTTTCAACATTTTTTGCAACTCGGCTGTCGATCCAACGAACAATGCGTTGGTAACATTCTTAGGTCCGTGATCTGGAACCTCTTTGAGTTTTTTCATTTTCTCTTGAAGCTCACCAAGTTTCTCAGTAACGTCCGCCACCTGTTTGATGAGATTTCCGGCGACTTC